CAACGAAATGACAATACGGCTAGTGGAGAAACAACTTGGACACCACTTCCAGGACAAGCAGGAACATATTTTGTAAGAGATGATAGTACAAATTATTCTTACTCAAAAATTGTAGTTCAACCAGCAGATTCTGGAGATATTACTCTCACGAGTGTTGGATCAACAACAACTTTTCATGACAAAGGACCGTCCGGTGCTAATAATTTTGGTGTCTTTAGACATACAATACAATCTGGGAAAAAATTTGGCACTACATTTAGATCGATTCATATGGTTAATGGTGATGAAGATAATCTTTGGATTACTCAAGGTTCTGGTTATTTTCCATTTAACTTAAGTTTTTCTAGTTCTTATGGTGGTGGACATACCACAGATCATAGGTTTTCAGGAGCTCAATTTTTAGATATTGGTTACTATAATATTTTTGCTTCTGAAAGTCGCCAACAAGATTCAGATTTCTTTAGAAGTTCTCAAACTTATGCCGGTTCCAATCAGTATCTCAAAACTGGAGGAAATACACAATATCAGTTGGATTTAAATATTTACAGATCATCTTTAGACCCAAATTTTGCTGTATTATCATTCAGATCACCAACTTTACCTTCAACTCATATTAGTGGAAATACTTTTGGAACTTTTATCTTCCATAACTTCACAACTGATATTTGGGATCTTGATAATGTATTTTTGGGAGGATTAACTCAAATAAGTGGAAATGAAGGTGGTGGTACGACATTTCCATATTTAAAAATGACTTCTTATCTAAGTGGATCAAAATATCCAAGTTTTGATGAGAGCACTTTTTCACAAGCAAAAAGAACCGCAGAATGGGGATATGCTCCTCAAAATACGGATGATAGTGATGGATTCTTTGTTAACAGTACTAGCGTAGCATTACAGTATTATTATTCACTTGCATACCCACAATCCACTCTAATAGGAGCACCTAGAATATATTATAGAAATTCTGATAATGCAATTAGAACAAAAGGTGGTTCTAATAATGAAAAAACTGGAAATGATTCAATAAGTTCTGATGCAGATTTTAATGCAGTCATTAAAGGAATTCCACTTAATACAAACTTTATTCCCTCTCCATATTATCTTCCAGATGATTTTGTATTGATTGATTTTGATTTTGCAACTCCTAATGCAAATATTCAGCAAGGTGACACTGTTACAATTAGTGGTTCTGAAGTTTATACTGTAATTGAAGGTTCTTATAACAATACAAACGCATCCAGAACCCGTGGTATTCTCTTCTGTGCGAGGACAGTTTAATGGCAGATTTTAGTTTCGCATCACTTACAACTGCTGTGGTTGGAATTGCATCCACAGAAATTTTTCAAGTTCAGTCCGAAAGTAATTTTACTATTAGTCCTACCATTGGTTCTATTTCTGTTGTAAATATTTCTGGAATGAATATGGATCTAATTGTAACTTCAGCAAGACCTGGATGGTTGACTGGTAGAAGACCACAATCTGGTCAAATGTACCCAAGAGGTGTATATAATAAATAGCAGATTGAGAGAAACTAAATACTCTTAAGATCCCCAGTTGGGAATAATAGATGACTAGAAATAGTAGAGAACTATCTCAATTTGCGTCTTTTATTGATGTTAGAGATGCTACCCAAAATATTGGAATTATTACATCAATAGTCATCGAACCAGGTGGCGTTGGAATTGGATCTACAGTTGCAGATTATTTGTCAGAAGTTGCCGCAAGAGGTGCTGTAGATCCTCTAATTAACTTCAACGAATCATACTTATTAGATAAAGTTTACATTGAAGGTGATATAAATGTTGATGGTGGTGATACTGCATCAATAACTTCTACTGGTTCAACCTTCCATAAACTTAATGTATCTGGATTAACAACAACACAACATTTAAAAGTTACTGGCATTGCTACCATAGGTGGTGATAATGGAATTGGAACAGTTCATATTGGAGAATTAGAAACTTCTATTCCTGCTATTGTTGATGTTCCTGCAGGTGTTACAACACTTCCCGCATATCCAGGAACACAATTACAATATATTGGTGTTGGAGGTGGTAATTATTTTGTACCGGATAACACTAATAATGGTGGAAATTCTGTTTCAAAGTCATTAGTTGTTATTAATAATTATGAATCTAGTCAAAATTCAGATGATTATATTGCTTTACAAGTTTTTGGAAGAACACAGTTTAATGGACTAAATCCAGAAGATCTCAATAATGGAATTGGAACAGCATTTGTTGTTGTTCCAGAATCATTTTTCCATAATAAAATTACTTCAGTTCAAGGTATTGATGTAGTTAATTATAGTGGATACAATGGTATTGATACTGTTTTTACCGATCCACAATTAAGAGTATATAATGAAACTTATGAAAATAATCTATATGCTGGAGATAGACTTGCTGCTATTTTCACTAATGGTGGTCTTCAAGTAGATAAGTATGGTGAAGTTGGACTTGGATTTTCTGTTGGCGAACGTTTGCAAGTTGGATATAAACTGTTAGCTGATGAAAACGGTACTATTACCACTGCCGGATTTGATGGTAAACATGAGATTAGAGGAAATATAAGCATTGGTGGTTCTGAAATTAGACTTGGTTTCGCAACGGACAATCATCTTTATAATGGAGTTAATGATGCTGAAATCTTACTTGAAAATGCAAAATTTGCAACCAATATTTTACCAGTTATAGAAAATAATATCTCATTAGGAGATGCTTCTGGTAATGGATGGCCATCAATATTTGCATCTGATCTTATTGATGTTGGTTTAGCAAATAGTACAAATTCCGATGGTTCACCATCTAGAGGACAAATACAATGTTTACAATTTGAAGTAGTTGGTGTATCAACAGTAGGTAGATTAACTGTAGGTGGCATTAACACTGACAATCCAACAGAAGTAACAGATCTTATTGTAGAATCGGGAATAACATCAGTACAAAGTCTTCTTGCTGATGGAGATATTCAACTTACAGGCATCACAACCATAAAAGGTTCATTAGATGTGCTTACTAATGATGGTGGTCCTTTTAATGGATATATAAACACTTCTTTCCAAGCAAATAATGTAGACGTATATCAACAAGACGAAACTAATAGCACAGATCCTGAGTTTTTCTATCCAGCAATGGCAAATGCTGGTATATCTCAAACTGCTGCTGGAGCACAGTTATTCGTAAATCCCGGTTTTTATCTTGATGCTTTTGGCACAAGTCTTTATGTTGGGAACAATTTATATGTTATCGGAACTGCAATTAATGCTGATCCACAAAATACCGATATAAGATTTGACTTACTTAATTATAATGTATCTAATCTACAGATTGGAAGTCAAGCAGATTTTATTGATATGGGTCAAAACTCTGCTGGATCCATTGCAACAATTCGTAATAGTGTAACTGACGTACAAACTATTCAAATTTCCAACAATTTTGTTCAAGCAGGTACTGGAACAACATCAATTATACTTGATGATATAGATACGGAATTTATTGGTAAAGTTACTGTTGGTGGAACAGAAATTTATGCATCTAGTAATGATTTTACCATTGCATCTTCTCCGGTCTCAGGAAAATTATTTGAATCTGCAAATGACTTAATTATTGGTGCTTCAAATATTGGAATTACATCTATAAGAAATAATGTTACTGAAGTTAATTTCTTAAGACTTGCAGAAAATGTTATTCAAGCAGATGATGAGGCAACTGCAATTACTGTAGGATCAGCTGGAACTTTTGTAGAAACTTCTGGTGATTTGATACCAGCAGGAAAAAATATTCTAACCGGTTTTGGTGTCAGCCACATAACAATGGTTGATGGAGTTAAAACTATTTTCTATCAAGATATTGAAGTTCGTGGAAATAATATTCTTGCTTCTGATGGAACTGTCAATATTACATTATTTGATAATCAGGAACTTACGAGTGTTACTGGTGCATTAAGAGTTGAAGGTGATCAAATTAGAGCAGGAACTGGTGATACTAACATTACCATGAGTGGTAATCAAACAACAATATTTGCTGGTGCTATTGAAATTGATGGTGATGAAATTCGTTCAAGTAATGGACAGGCAAATATTATACTTGATAGTGATATTTTAACCGAATTTACTGGTGATATTCGTGTTGGTGGAGCAGGAACAATTCAAGCACCTGATGGTGTTATTGCTATCACTGTTGAAAATGGATCAGGTAATGTTGCAATCGGAAGTGATCTAACAGCAAATAGTGCATTCTTTAATGGACTTGAAGCAAGATTAAATGTTCAAGATGTTAACATCAGAGATAACCTTCTGACACTTGGTCTTATTGAGGACCCAACAACTGAAGGAACACTTATTCCACCCAATGTAGCAGTAGGAAATACTGGTGATGTTGGTTTCTTAATGGCAAGATATGACATTGGATTATCAACTCATAAATATGCTGGTATTTTCTATGACCAATCTGCCGGAAGAGTTGCAATTAGAACTGATGTTGAAGATGCAGGTGGTGGAGAAGTTGGTAGAGATCGTAAATTACAATTAAATGGTTTACCTTCAGAACTAGAAGTTAAAAACTTACTTGTAACTTTGAACAATACAATTGGAGTTAAAACATTATTTGAACCTAGTTCAAGTGATGCAACTATTCTTACTTTAGGAAATGTAGAGATAGATGCAGGAACTTTTTAACCTGTAATCTTTCCTTTGTGGGGCTTGACAAGAGTTATAAATCTAACTATAATAACTCTGTCAGGGTTGGAAAGGAATTAAAAGCTTTAAGGAGACTCTTATGGACCCATCTGAAATTTCATTACAAACACCATCAAAATCTTTTGAATATGAGAAAATTTCAAGAGATATTGATAAGATTGAGGACATTGAAGGTCTAAGAAATATGCTTAAGTCATATGTAAAATTATATTTCAAACAACAAGAGACGATCAAAATGATCTGATAGGACCAGTTTGAGAACTGTCACATTCACCTTGACTTTCGGGTCAGGGTGCTTTATATTATGTTCATCGACACGGAAACCACTTGACCATCACTCTTCGTCCTCATCAGAAACGTGCAGTTGATGCTATGTTGAAGCACGATCTTGGTCAAGTCATCATTCCGACTGGTGGAGGAAAAACCATTTGTATGATTCAGGATGCTATCAATTCTATTCAAGATTCTCCTAAAACTCTTGTAGTTGTAGCTCCTCGTATTCTTCTTGCTGAGCAACTTTGCAGTGAGTTTCTGGAACTGATTGACAGCAAGAATGTCCATGTGATGCATGTTCATAGTGGTGAAACTCAGCATTTTAGCAGCACCAAAGCAGACCAAATTCATATGTTTGCTAATGTTGCTCGGACTGCTGGTGATTCTTGCATCATCTTCACCACTTATCACTCTTTGCATAAAGTTCAGCAAGCAGATATTGAAGTCAATACCATTTACTTTGATGAATCACACAATTCCGTTACCCGTAACTTCTTTCCTGCTACTGAGTTTTTCAGTGGTCAATCTGATCGTTGCTATTTCTTTACTGCAACTCCGAAACACTCTACTACGGTGATGAAACCTGGTATGAATGATACTGAGGTTTATGGTCAGGTCATTTGTCAGGTTCCTGCACCTGAACTTGTCAACAATGGTTTCATCATTCCTCCTAAGGTTGTTGTCAATGAACTGGACAATGCAGATCTTTATCCTGATGTTCCTGTTCGGGATGCAACTCACCTGATCAAAACTATTGATGAGACTGGTGCTGATAAAGCACTGATTTGCTCCAAGTCCACTAAGAACATTGTCAATCTGATTGGTCAGTCCGACTTTACTTTCCAACTGGAATTGCGCGGATATTCTTACATGTATATCACTGCCAAGACTGGTGCTGTGATTGATGGTCGTAAGGTCAATCGTGAGGTGTTCTTTGAGACTTTGAGTGCATGGGGTAAGGATGATGACAAGAAGTTTGTTGTGCTTCATCACAGCATCCTCTCAGAAGGTATCAACGTCTCTGGTCTCAATGCTGTGATTTTTATGCGGTCTATGGACTATATTGGCATCAGTCAAACTATTGGACGTGTGATCCGTCTGCACAAAGATGATGCTGAAGGTCTTCGCAATGGTCGCATCATTCCTGGTCAACTTGACCAGTACACTAAGTCTTATGGTCTGGTTTGCATTCCTTCTTACAACAAAGTGGGTATTCAAACTGCAAAAAAGATTCAGAATGTTGTTGACATTGTCTTTGAGCAAGGTGGTGCTGCTGTTTCCGTAATCAAGAAGTGATTCATGTCTTATACATACATTAACTCATCTATTTTAGATCCTGAATTACAATATCAGTATTGTTCAAATGATGGAAATTATGTTGTGATTCCAGTAGTAGGAAAAAAAATAAAATATACTACTATTATTAAAGGAAAACCAACAGGAAAAAATTATCGTAAGTTTGACACTGCGATGAAAGATGTGCTAAAATTTCAAAAAATATTATAATTATGGCAGTAGATTATAGTTTCTTTGAAGAAGATAATCCTGGAAATGAAGATTATCTTATTCCTTTATTTTCAGTTCCATTATTTCATTTTAAGGTGGAAAATTGGGATGAAAAGAAAAAAAATCTGTTAAAATTGTATGAGGAAAGAAGAAAATCTAAAGATTTTGTAAGTCTTGATACATCTCATTCACTAGATGTAGAAACTGATTATCATTCAAATTATGATAATGACTTTGATTATAGTGATAAAATTACTGATATTTTTGAAGATGAATTAGTTTCTTTTGCCGATGCAACAGGTTTTGAAGTATCGATTTCTTCTACTTGGTTTGAGAGAGCAACTAAAAATAAAAATCATACCTGTCATAATCATGGACCACTTGGATATAGTGCAGTTTGTTTTATCCAATTTGACCCCAAACATCATACACCTACAGTGTTTATGAATCCAATAACTGCTTCTGAACACTCATGTTCTCTTATGCCACCAGGAATAAGAGAAGGATCCTTAATTATGTTCCCATCATATCTATTACATTATACTAATTCCAATGAAAGTGATATGGATAGAATTATTTTATCTTTTAATATGGAAACTAACGTAGAATGTATAGAAAAATTTTCAGAGCAATGTGATGAAGATGGAGAATACTACACATCAAACCCCTAAATCATTTCTTCTTAGAAATTTTTTATTTGAGAATGATGTACAAGTATTAAATCAATGGACTCTTGATAATTGTCATCGAGAGTTTTTTCAAGACGCTAATATGGATCCTGATAATTCTGAAACAAGATTTACAACTAGATGTCCAAATGAATCAGTTGCTCCTGTTATAGATTATCCAAAAAATGCACATGATATCAGAAAAAGAATTATTGAATATTTTCATCTAAAAAAATACAAAAGTCCACAATCATTTTGTGATGGAATTGTGAATGGAATTGGATATAATGGTGGAAGAATAATGAAGCATATAGACCCTATATATTATCCAGATACGAAAACTGTTCATTTCAACGCTATTACACAGCAAGCAGATAGGGGTGGACATACTATCATTGGTGGTGTAAAATATGATGATGTAAATCCTACAGATCTTTTAATCTACCAAGTATCTGAAATAAAACATGAAGTAACTATTACTAAAGGGAATACTCCTAGAATTTTATGGGTATTTGGTTTTTGTCTTGATGATAAAAAAATAAATGAAATTTTCTTATGAAACCTGAATTATTTGAAACTAACGATTTATCTGAAATGAACATCATTAAGTTTAATGATGGAGATAAAACATCTAATCTTTATTGGATGGACAATTTCTATAAAGATCCAGATGCCGTATTTGAATATATTAATTCTGTTGAACCTCCATTATGGAAATTTGAAGATGAATGGTCTTTAGCTAGAAAAACTTCATTGAACACAAAATATTTTGAAGATAGAAGGCATATGAGAGAAAATCCTTTTATGAAAAAAATTAATGATGAATTGACAAAGATTTGTGGACAAGAAGCTAATGATGATAATGTGGTAACAAACTACACCAGGTTTAGTAAAATACAAGAAAATCCATATAAAACTCATTATTGGTGGCCACATCATGATTGTGGATATAATGGAATTTGTTACTTATCTAAGAATGATGAAATTGGAACAAATTTATATAAACCTAAAATTTTAGATAGACCAGACATTTTACCATTAGATGAAAATGGTGGAAAAAGAGATGAACATGGGATACCTTGGACACCAAAAGAATTGTGGGAAATTATATTAAGATTTAAATCAAAATATAATCGATTTGTGATGTTTGAAGGTTCATATTACTATCATAGTATGAATTTAAGTGGTGAATATTATTTTGCTGATCATTACAGTGATGCTGAATATAGAATCAATCAAGTATTTTTCTTTGGTGGAGAATAGAAAATATGGTTCATAAACATACAAAAAACAATATATCTTTAGAAAATGAAAATCATTTAGAAATTTCTAATCTTAGTCAAGAAAATATCTTTATTACTCCCATTTGGAGTATGGAAATTGAATGTGATAATGAAATCATACTTGATGAATGTTATGATTTGGAAAAAAAATATTCAAATGGAGTTCAGAAATCTAATGTAGGTGGTTGGCAAAGTAATGTGTTTGACCTCAAAACAATAAAAAAATATGAAACTCCTACAATTCAAGATTTAGCAGCAAATATAGTAGATATTACCAGTGATCTAATAGAAGACTATGCTGAGCATTATAAAAGTTCTGTTGATTATCGAAGAGATGAAATTGGGTGGTGGATTAATATAAACAGAGGTTATTCATATAATGTTTATCACACACATCCTGGATGTTCTATGATTGCAGTATATTATGCAAAAGTTCCAGAAGTTGTAAAGAGTGAGAATGAAGAAGGACAATTAATTCTTCTAAGGCAGGATGCAATGTGTTATAATTCTATATTTTCAAATATTCCATCCCTTTGCGAATCTGTAATCAATCCAAAAGAAAAGTATTTGTACTTAATGCCATCAACTATCGCACATTATGTCAGAGCACATACAACCGAAGAAGAGAGAGTTTCTATTGCATTCAATATCGGATAAATACATAAACGTAAATTGATATTTTGATAGGTATAATATATGTCAATTCTGCAGGCGAGTGGTATACAATTTAGTGATAGTACTGTTCTAAATTCAAAATATGGTATTATTCCACAGAATAGTAATATGATATTTTTTTCATCAGCAGCACCGACTGGATGGACAAAATCAACAGCACATAATAATAAAGCATTAAGAGTTGTAAGTGGAACTGGTGGTGGATTTGGTTCCGGTGGAACTTCTGGTCCTGGTGGATCACCTTTCTCAACTATCATGACAACTAGAACTGTTACTGGGACAGTAATAGCAGATGGAAGTGTTGGTGGTCGTACATTAACATTGCAACAAATTCCATCACATAGTCATAATGCAGGTTCTCCAGTAACAGTTAGTCCTGGTTCTCCTGGCGTTCAAGGTAGAAGAGTGAATGGTCAGGCACCAGCAACAGCAAATTCTGGTGGAGGAGCATCACATACTCATCCATTTAGTGGAAGTTCATCTCCAGTATCAGGAAGTGTTGACCTTAGAGTTCAATATATTGATGTTATTGTCTGTAGATTTAATTGAGGTAAATATATGTCAATTTTACAAACAGATGGTATACAATTTAGTAATGGAACAGTAGTTGAGTCTAAGTATTTTGTTATGCCACAATATAATGGTGGCACTCCTCATGAGGTGTTTTTCTATCAGGCATCGGCACCAACTGGTTGGACAAAATCAACAGCACAAAATAATAAAGCATTAAGAGTTGTAAGTGGAACTGGTAGAGGAACTGGGGGTACTAGTAATTTTACGGACATATTTGACAGTTCAAATTTTACAGTACTATTAGGAACATTTACTGGTTCTATTGGCAATACGACACTAACATTGCAACAAATTCCGGCACATAGTCATGGTGCTGGATCTGCATTTACTGCCAGATCATCTGCGGGTACATCTCCCTTTAGGGCTTCAAGTAGACAACCTAGAGGATATTCTGTTAGAGGAACAACAAGAGTTCAAGTAAATAATAGAGTTCAAGTAAATAATAGACAACCAAGAAGAGTAAGACAACCTCGTAATCAAAGAGTAGCACTTAGGCAGAGAAGAGCATTTAGAGTAAGGCAACCAAGAAACTATAGATCTAGAAGACCACTTAGATCTAGATTTCCATTTAGACAACCAAGAAGTTATAATGTAAGATTAGAAGCAAGGCAAAGAAGGCAATTTTCTTTCAGAAGGATTTATGACAGAAATAGACTTCAACTCAGACAACCAAGAGTAATACGAGTTGCAAATCCACAAAGACGTAGACAAGAAATTGTTCCATCTAGATTTCGTCAAAGAAGAGGAGCTAGAAGAAGAAGAGTAAAAGTTGGTGCTTTTAGACAAAGAAGACAGAGATTTGTTAATGCTAATCAAAGAGTTGTTGGTGGAAGGCAGAGAAGAGCATTAAGAACTGTCAGTCCTGTTAGAAGTAGAAATCCATTTAGACAACCAAGGTCTTATAATGCAAGAGTAGCACTTAGGCAGAGAAGAGCATTTAGACAAAGAAGGAACGTTCCTTATCGTGTCAGATATCCGGCTAGATCTAGATTTCCATTTAGACAACCAAGGTCTTATAGAGTTGAAGTAAACCAAAGAGTTCCTTTCACTTCTAGACAACCAAGAACTTATCGTACACCTCAAAGATATCCTTTCGTAGTTAATAATAGGGTAACTCAGAGAACATTAACTCCTGGTGGTACTATTAGAGGAACTAATACTCAAGGTCCAGCAACATCATCTAGTGGTGGTGGACAAGCACACAATCATACTTTTACTGGAGAATTTTTTGGAACTGTACAATCATTAAGTTTGGGATTGCAATATATTGATATTATACTGTGTAGATTTAATTAAATGGTTTACATGTGAGTTGCAACCTGGTATAATAAATAAAACAATTGATTTTTTACTATGACTACAGCATCAGGAAAGTGGTGTCCATTAATTAAAAAAGATTGTATTGAGCATAAATGTGCTTGGTATATGCACATTGCTGGATTAGATCCAAATACTGGAGATCAAGTAGATCATTGGGGATGTTCAGTTAGTTGGATGCCAATGTTGTTGATTGAAAATAGTCAGCAACAAAGATCTACTGGTGCTGCTGTAGAATCTTTCCGTAATGAAATGGTGAAGTCAAATGAAAGTAATCAACAGATGTTAGATTCTGTTGCTAACATGTATCTAGATATTTGTGAAGCACAAGGTGTGGATGTTAGTGAATATCTAGAACCAATAGAAGGTATAGATAATAACGAAGAAAACTTATTACCAGAATTTGAAGAGGAAAATCAATGAGAATTAGTATTATTCCACAAGACAACAGGATTATTGTTGATGAAAAAACCATAGATCTTGATGATAATGATATTCGTTGGACGTTTGATGATGAGCATATTCATGCTATTCAATGGAGAAATGGTAAAGGTGAAATTGAATATGAAGATGTAGAAGATGAAGATCCTCTTCCCAATAAAAAATTTGGTGAAGATGAGTTTGACACTGTTATTAAACCATATATTGATTTTTTCAATGAGTTTTTAACTGTTTCTGAGAAAAAAGAATTAGAATTGTCATTGCAAGAAGAAGAAATAATTTCCAATGAAATAAATGAATTAAATCTGAGTAAATTGCAAGAAGAAGAAAATATTCTTATTATAAATGATCTTCAAGACCAGAATAGAAAAGTTAGAGAAGAATATGACAAAATTGCTCATGAATTAGAGAAATCCCTTGAAGAAAAGACAATTAGTGAAAGAGAACTTAAATTGCAACATGAAAGAGAAATATACGAAAAAGATTTAGAACTTCAAGAACAAGAAAGTAAGAAAATTGATGAATTTTTTAGAAAAAAATCATTTGAATTTTCTAATCATATAGAAAATCTAGTAGAACAACTTGAAAAACAAAAAGAAGAATTTTTAGAGGAAAAGAAACAATTTGCCGAATATATACAAAAATATAAATCTTCAATAGAACAAGAAGTAGATGATATTCAGCAAACTATGAAAGTTGAAAATGCTAGAAGAGAAGTTGAAAGCCAAATTTCTGAAAAGCAGAGAATTGCTGATGAAGAGCAAATACTTTTAATGAGACAATCTAACGAATTGGAACAACAAAGTTATGATTTGGCACTTGAAGAACTTGAGCAACAAAGACTTCGTATTCTGAGGGATAGGAAATTAGAAATTGAGAGGAATAGCATAGCACATCAAGAAATTGATAAAGAAAGAGAAAGAATGCTTTTGGATGTTGCATTACAAAAAGAACATCAACTTGAAGAAAGATTAGATCTTGAAGAGCAACAGTCTTTGTTATCTTCTAATAAAATAGAGGCAGCTATATTAGAACAAAACTATCTTGATCAGCAGATATCTAAATTTGACAATTTTGTTCATAAACGTCAAGAAACATACGATGATATTGAAAACCAGATAAACACATTAAATGAAAAAGATAGGTCTAATGAAATAAATGATGTATCTTCTATTCTTGATGAAATTGATCCAGAAGATTTCTATAAATCTCTTACAGATGAACATAGAGAAACAAATAGTTTTCCCATAGAAAAAGCAACTGCTTGGTTTAACAAGTTAAAGGAAGCAATGGAAAGGAATGAACAGTGATTTATTGAGGAACAATTATTTAATTGTTCCTAATTTTATTCATGAGAAAGAAGCAGAAAATCTCAAAAAAGAATTTGAATTAACAGATAAAGTTTTTGAGTTTTCGGGTGACCCTCAAGCACCCAATTCTTCGGCAGTATATAATTATCTTCCTGCTTTAGAACTTTTAGCAAATAAAACTTCTCATGTATCTGAGATAGTTGGTGAAACTGTATTACCAACATATGTTTATTCAAGAATTTATCGTGATGGAAGTGTTCTCACAAAACATACTGATCGTCCATCATGTGAAATATCATTAACTTTACATCTTGGTGGTGATAAACCATGGGCAATTTGGATTAAAAATCCTCAGGGTGAAAATAGATGTGTTAATTTGAATCCTGGTGATGCTATGGTATACTTAGGATGTATTGCTCCACACTGGAGAGATAAATTTGAGGGAACTAATTATACACAATTCTTTTTGCATTACGTGAGAAGTCGTGGATGTTATAGTGGTGTTTATTTTGATAAAAATGTTGATAGTATCAATGAATCAAATGATTTTCTAAAAGAGGAGTATCAAAAAATGGGAAGAGTTATTACACCAAACAGAAGTTATGAAGAAAAACAAAATACAGAATCTGATGATTTTGATTTGATTAAATCTAATGAAACAGAATACATTGATTTTGATGATGCGATAATTGTTAATAAAAAATATAAAGAAAATCTAGTTAAACAAACTAGTTCAAAAACATATAAATCTGTAAAAAGTAATGATAGTAAATTATCTCAAAAAAAGTTAGATGATTTTATATTACATTTCAAAGATTTTATCGATCCAGAATTTTGTAATGCTGTTTTGGATGAGTATGTAGAGACTAATTTATGGCAATCAACACTTACAGGTAGTGGACATGATCCAGATGCAAGGAGATGTCAATCTATTGGTATTTCTGACCAAAATGTAAAAGAAGAAGAAAATACAGAAGAAAGGGAAGAACTAGATCAGTATCTGTTTGAAAGAGTTGCTGAACTTATTGAAAAGTATAGAGAAACTCATAAAGAATTTGATTTAGAGATTGAAGAAGATACGGGATATGAATTACTGAAGTATGAAGTTGGAGATTTTTACATTGAACATAGTGATTCTTTCAAAGAAAGTCCTAGAGCGTTAACTGTAATTTTTGCATTAAACGATTGCTATGAAGGTGGTGAACTTGCTTTCTTTAATAGAGAAAAGGTTTACAAATTAGATGCTGGTGATGTAATTATTTTTCCATCTAACTTTATGTACCCTCATGAAATTCTTCCAGTAACAAACGGAACTAGATTTTCAATTATTACTTGGGTTGTTTGACATGAAAGACAATACATTTATTGGTGTTTACGAAAATGTATTGACTGAAACTCAATGTGAAGAAATTATCGATTATTTTGAAAAATCATCGAATAGTTTTTCTGTTGAGGGAGATGAAATGTCTCACAGAAATGATGAGCAACTTTTCATTTATCCTGACAGTGATACAAAACTTTTTAATTTCATCAATGAGAGTGTAGAAAAATGTTATAACCTCTATATGAGTAGATATTGGGTTATTAAAAACAATAACATTCATTTTGGGCAAGATCATCTTAAAATTCAAAAAACATCACCAAGAGGTGGTTATCACACTTGGCACTGTGAAATTAATACTTTAGAGGTGGTTGATCGTTGTTTAGTTTGGATTTTATATCTAAATACTATCCCAAAAGGTGAAGGTGAAACTGAATTTTTATGGCAAGGTGTTAGAATACAACCAAAAGTAGGGACAATGGTAATTTGGCCCGCATTCTTTACACATCCTCATAGAGGAAATCCTGTTTATTCCTGTAGTAAATATATCGCTACTGGTTGGGGACATTATCAATCTGAAAGTGAATGTGTTGAGGATTATTTTGAACACGATGACGAAAAACATTTTATTAGGAGAAAAAACTAATGGCATTATCTGATCAAGTAAAAGAATCTTTAGATTCGGCAGAGCATCATTTAAGAGAAGCACTTGCATTCTCTGCAAGAAACGAAAAACCATTCGTTAATAAAGCACTAGCAGAAATGATTCAAACTATTGACAATATGGTAAATGCTGATGAATTTTTTGATCAAATGGAACAGATTATGAAATCTAATGAAGAATAGAGTGTGACAGTGAACAAGGTGTCCACTATCCATTGACTTGGGTGGTGGATCCGTGTATTATTACAAAGTAATCAATCAAACGCATGACCGAGTACCTAACCCGCACACTTCTCCCGTTGATTGTTACTATTCAACCCAAAAAGTCTGAGAGTTATACTCTTGATGCTCTGGGTTTGGAACGTCAATCTTCTCAGTCTATTCTGATTACGTTCGGTGAGCGTATTGAACAGTTTTGGAATACTGTTATCAGTGACAGTAAAAGTGACAATTTGATTGAAGAAAATAATTTAGTAGAAGTAAAGGGTAAGCAACGTCAAATTGATCATAGTTTCAAGTGCTATCTTGACTCTGTTCTTTACTATCTGGAAAGTAAGTGTAACTTAAACTTTGATAGTGAGAAGATCAAAGCATCAAATCAAAAAATTACTGAAGTTAAAGATGCCTTAAATGCTGACGTTGGTGCATATTTTGTTCCTGTAGTTTCTGAGATCCCTCAAAAAGATCTGACCAAGTATAATAATAAAGGAGTGCAAGTCTTTGGTGTTAAGTGGATGCTTTCCAAGATTGATGCACAGTTTACTGAAGAAGAATACTTTGAATTTCTCCGTGAGGTTGTCTCTCCCATCCTAGTAGAAAAAGGTCTGTGATATAATCAACTTACAAACATTTGACTGAGTACCTATGAAACCTGTCATCAAGTATCAAGGTGGTAAGAGTAAAGAACTGCCACTAATCAAACAAATGCTTCCCCAAAAGTTTGACCGAGTTGTTGAACCTTTCTGTGGTGGTGCTGCGGTATCATTTGGATTGCAAACTCCTGCTATTCTAAATGACATCA